CATGGGCTTGGAAAATGCTAACTGTGCGCTTCCCAGAGGCTTATAGGGCGCAGCCGACTTCTCTGGAGTTGTCGGGGCGGGACGGCTCACCGCTGCGCCATATCATTGAGGTGGAGATTGGGCCAAGTCCTGACGGCGGAACCGTTGACGCACAAAGTGCGCCACACGACGATTACGAGACCGCAAGTAGAGTTCTGGAATAGTCCCGCACAATTTCGGGCGTTCGTGGGCGGTGTGGGCAGCGGCAAGACGCGCATTGGTTGCCTTTCGTGCATGGCGCAGCCAGCCGGTTCGCTGGGTGTTGTGGCCGCACCCACTTATCCCATGCTGCGAGACGCGACGCTACGCACCTTCGTCGAACTGACACGTGGCGCGGGCGTGCTGGAAAGTTTCAAGCAGAGCAATATGCTTGCCCGCCTTATCAACGGCACGGAAATTATGTTTCGCAGTGCGGATGACGCCGACCGCTTGCGTGGGCCAAACATCGGCTGGTTCTGGCTTGATGAGGCAGCCATGATGGGCGTCGACGTGTGGAACATCATGCTGGGGCGCTTGCGCGAGAAGCCAGGGCGCGCATGGATTACAACAACGCCGCGCGGCGACGGCTGGATTTACGACAAGTGGGTGCGCAACGCAAAGGCGGGCCACGCCATCATTCGCAGCAGCAGCCGCGACAATGTGTTTCTGCCTGCCGACTTTGTGGACAATCTGCAAAGCGCCTACACGCACAGATTCGCAAGGCAGGAGGTGGATGGAGAATTCCTGCTTGATGTGCCCGGCGCGTTGTGGAAACGGGAAATACTGGACGCCAACCGCGTGGACAATGTGCGCGTGCTGAACCGCATTGTCGTTGGCGTTGACCCAAAAGCCAGCGCAGAGGCGGACAGCGAAACGGGCATTGTCGTAGTCGGCGCAGGCCCGGACGGCCACGCCTACGTGCTGGGGGATTACAGCATGGACGGCACACCGGAACAGTGGGCGCAGCGCGTGGCCTATGCCTACGAACAGCACGAGGCCGACCGCGTGGTTGTGGAAATTAACCAGGGCGGGGACATGGCAACAAGCGTGCTGCGTGCGACCGGCGTGCGGCTCCCCTTGCAGGCAGTGCGCGCCAGCCGCGGCAAGGCAACACGCGCCGAACCTGTGGCCGCACTCTATGAGCAAGGCAAAGTGCACCACATGGGCAATCTGCCAGGACTCGAGGATCAACTTTGCAACTGGGTTCCCGGCGACAAATCGCCTGACCGCCTGGACGCCCTTGTATGGGCCATTTCGGCGCTGATGCTTGACGGGCAGCGTTCGCCCCACAGAACACGGGAGTATTGAGATGCTCGACATTATGCGCCTGACGCCCGACCAACTGGAACGCTACATCCACCTACAGAGCATTGTCGACCGGCAGCAAACTGACGCCGACAAAACAAGGGCACTGCGCGCCTACTATACCGGCGAACACCCCGTAATGCTCACGCAACGGCAGCAGGAGTATCTAGGCCCGCTCATCAACAGCGCGGAATTCACCTTTGCGCACAACCTTGTGCGCGTGGTGGTGAACACACTTTCCGAGCGATTGAGCGTAAATGGATTTTCCGTCAACGGCGTGGCATCCGTTGACGATGACGGCACTGCGGGCGCAGCGGCGCTGTGGACGCTGTGGAAGAGCCTGGCGGCAGACCTGATTGAGCAAGAACTTTACCCGGCGGCGCTGCGTGACGGGCGCGCCTACATGATGGTTGATTTTGATGCGGAAACGCAGGGGCCGCGCTGGGTGATGCACGAAGTGGATGACGGGCGCAGCGGCATCATCATGCACCGCGACCCAGGCGATCCGCGCAGGGTGCTCTTTGCGACGCGCTACTGGTGGACATTTGACCCGCTGAAACCAGGCGCAACCGGGATTGAGCGCAAGACGGTTTATCTGCCCGGCGAAATTCGCAAATACCGGCGGGGCGGGGCCGGGCAATGGCAGCCGGTGCAGGATGACGACGATCCGACGTGGCCGCTGCCGTGGGTGCACAAGAGCGGCGAACCAATGGGCGTCAATGTGATTGAGTTCGCCAATCCAGGCGGCGCAGAATCCGAAAACTTCATTGGCATGCAGAACGCGCTGAACAAGTCGTGGCTAGACCTTCTGGCCGCGGCGGACAGCGCGGGCTTCCCGGTGATGGTTGCGGAATACATGGATGCGACGGGCATGCTTAATGCGCAGGGCAGCGACGCCGATATCACAGGAGCCGACGAATTGAACTTTGGGCCGGGGCGTCTGTTCGAGATTGAGCGGGCGACGGTGAAGCGCATCGAAGCGGCTAACCTGACGCCCATGCTTGATGTGATTTGGGCGTTGACTGCGGCCATTGCAGGTGTAAGCCGCACGCCGCAGTACTACTTGCGTCCTGTGGGCGGGGCTGACGTACCCAGCGGGGAGGCGATCAAACAACTGGAGAGCGGGCTTGTGGCGCGCGCCGTCAAACGCCAACGTGTGTGGGGGCAGGCGTGGGAGGAAGTGCTACGCATGACATTGCGCGTCGCGGAGACGTTCGGAGCAGGGCTTGACACCGATTCTGACGCATCAATCACGGTGGAATGGGAAGACCCGAACACGCGCAACGAATTGTCAATGGCGCAAACGGCGCAGGCGCACAAGGCGCTGGGCGTGCCTGACGAGCAGGTTTGGCAGGTTGCAGGCTACAGCCCTGAGGAAATTGCTGAATTCAAGGCGATGGCAAGTGCGGATAAGGCGGCGCAGGTTGCCGGTATTGCGGCGGCGCTGCGCACACAGCAGATAGGGAGTGCAAATAATGGCGGAACCGGTAACGCTCTACAACAAGGCGGGCAAAGCGCAAATCGTGGTGTCGCCTAGCGAAGTGCGGCGGTTGGAGGCTGAGGGCTGGACGCAGGAATCGCCCGCTCCTGAGCCGGCGGCGCAAGACAAGCCAAAATTCATGCCAGTGCCCAAGCAGACGCGCAAGGCCAAATGAACCCATTGATAGCCGCGCTGCTGGCGGCGGGCGTCATTTCACAAGACGAAGCGCGCATTATGAACGGCATGCTCAGCGAAGGTGCGACGCGCATTGAAGCAGAGCAACGTATTGCCGCGGCCTTTGCGCAGGGGCTGGAGAATCAGCGCGCGCGGCTGATTTCGGCGTTGGACAGGGGTAATATTGACTACCGCGACCCCCTTCTGCCCGACTTCTGGCGCACAGAGCACGAATTGCTGGCGCGTGACGTGTTGCCAACGCTTACCGGCGTGGCGCAGGAGGTTGCACTGACGGCAACCGTGCGCGGCGGGGGACTGGCGCAGTGGCGCACGGTGAACGAGGCTGTGACAATCTGGACGGACACCCATTACAGGCTGGCGAATATTCAGACGCCGGGCAGCATGGAGCAACTGGACAATACGGCGCGCAACCGTGTAGCCGATGCAATCGTGCGCTGGCAGCGAGGCGAACTGAATGAAGATGCGGGGCCTGGTGGCTTGCCGCGCTTGATTGCAGAATTGCAGCGCAGCAATGCCTGGGATGTGGAGCGCGCCGCTGAAATTGCGGTGACGGAAACGACGCACATTTATGCTACGGCCAAACTCGAGGCGGCGTTGGCGAACCCGCTCATGGTGTGGCTCGAGTGGATCACGTCTGCCGACGAAATGGTATGCAACATTTGTGCGCCGTTGAATGGCGTGCGCATCCGCAAGGAGCAGCGCGTGTTTCCCGGCGGCTACTTCCCGGCGGCGCATGCCCGCTGTCGCTGTGGGGTGGAGTCCATCACGGAATATGCGGGGGAGTTTGCCTAATGGATATGCGCCTGCAATACGATGCGTCCAATGCCCTGGCAAGTTTGGAAGTTGCCCGCAGCGCAATTCGGCGCGCCATGCTTGCTGCGGGGGAGGATGCCACATCGTTGTGGCTGGTGCAGATGCGCCGCTACCCGCCCCCGATTGCGCTACGTGTTTCGATAAGCGCCAGCGGGCGGCGTCGTGACCGGCTGGGCAACGGCTACCGGCGCACGGGCACGCTGCGCAAATCGTGGTTCGCGAAGCCGCCGCGCGCAGAGGGGCGCGGCGTGGTTGCAGAGGTGGTAAGCAGCGGGCAGATTGCGCCTTACAACATCTATGTGCAGATGGAGGGGGTGCAGGCATGGATGCACGCGGGCCGGTGGGAGACTGAGGCGCAGGTGATAGAGCGCACACGTGCGCAGGTTGCGCAGATGGCGCAAAGGCGGCTGGGTGATGCATTGCGCACGGTGCGCTAAATGGATGTAGAATGGATGCGTCAATCCACCCCCACCCGCAGGAGTGCCCCATGCGTAAAGTGATCCCGTTGTTGCTGATTGCCGCAATTCTGGGGGCATGCTCTATCGTCGTCAACGTGGGCACGCAACCGACACCGACTGCTGCCTTTGCGCAGATACCTACGCCGCTGCCAACAATTGACGCGACGTTTTACGGTGCAAGTGCGTACAGGGCATTTGTGACGGATTTCGCACAGGAGAGTGCTGCACTCGTGCAGGCTATGCGGGATGTGGGCAGCGCCCAACGGGTAGTTGCGCTGCCTGACATGATTGCAGAATATCGCTCGCTGCTGGATGAGTTCAACCATGTGCGGCCTGCCAATGTGTCGCCGCCCG